GTGGCAAGAAGTAATGGCCTCTAGAGACCATACCGTAAACGCTGCTCGTAAAACTATTGATGAGGAAATCGCGGAATTGCGCCGTGATTACTATGACTGCCTGTTGCGTGAGGCAGAACTCAAAGTGAAGGTTGTTGAGCTAGAGACAAAGGTCCAGCTTTTACTTGGGAACACAAATACTCACTAGTATTCGTGTGTTGACGCGACTTTATAAATAAATATATAACATTACAGTCCTAATATAGAGGCTGTAATGGATGCGATTCTGCTTGCGGAAAGCCTTTACAGGTTTTTACGCAAAGAACGCGATGCACAGGCTGAATACCTGTCTGCTGGCAATGCCAAATCGTATGAGGCTTATCAATGCGCTGTAGGCAAAATAAGGGCCTATGAGCTTATTGAGGGTTTTCTGAAGAAAGAGTTCAAACACCTAGATGAAGAGGATGAGTAATGGCGGAAGCCGCCGAAAAGACCGAAATGCCTAATCTTGACAAGATTCTTGGCAACTACATCAACGACCCGGACATCACGCCACCGACCGGGAGCGCCCTTGACAGGCTTCCTGAGCCTACTGGTTGGCGCATGGTTGTGTGGCCGATTGTCCCAAAGAAGAAGACCGATGGCGGTGTTTGGCTGCCAGATTCTACGGTTGATAAGGAAAAGTATGCTTCGGTTTGCTCCAAGGTTCTCAAGATGGGGCCTTTGTGCTTCCGAGACCCCGACAAGTTTGGGGACTCTGATCCTTGGTGCAAGATTGGCGATTACGTCATAACCGCCAGATATTCCGGCTCTCGCTTTAAGATCGATGGTGCTGAGCTTCGGATTATCAATGACGACGAGATTCTTGCCGTCGTCCAAGACCCCAACGACATCAAACACGCTTGAGGAACCCATGAGTTTCGTTGAATCTGAAGATCAGAACGAAGAACAAAACGTAAACGACGAGGAGGTTGTTGAGCAGGAAGCTGACGACTCCTCAGATGATTCTGAAGGCGAACACGAACAGTACAGTGCCCGCGTTCAGAAGCGTATCAATGAGCTTGTTGCTCGCGCCAAGACTGCCGAAGAGCGCAATAATAAGCTCTCTCAGGAGGCTCATGACGCTTACAACTACGCTCGTGGCCTTATGGCTCAGACCGAACAGATGCAGGCTCGTATGCAGACTGTGGATCAGGGTTATGTTGCTGAGCTTAACAACCGCCTGACTACCCAAGAGCAGGCTCTTCGCGATCAACTTAAAGATGCTTATGAGGATAGCGATTACGCCAAGGTTGCTGATCTGACTGCAAAGATTTCTGAGGTCAGTGCCGAAAAGATCAGGGCAAAATCTCTTTCTACGCGAAGTCCCAAGCAAGCTCAGCAGCAGCCTAGGCAGCAGGCATATCAGCCGTCACAGCCCGATCCGAAAGCCGTCCAGTGGGCGCAGAAGAATCCGTGGTTTGGCCGTGATGCTGTTATGACTGGGGCGGCTCAGGCGGTTGACCATGACTTGGTTTCTCGCGGCGTCGATCCGACTTCTGATTTTTACTATCAGGAGATTGACCGGATTATGCGCGAGGAATTTCCGCACAAGTTTTCTGATAAAAGTAATGGAATGTCCCAGAGTGTTGCTGGCGTAAATCGCAATCCTTCTAATTCTAAAAAGAAGGCTACACTCTCAGAAGGTGAGCGCAGAGTTGCGAGAAGGCTTGGAGTTACTGACGAAGCCTATTTGAAAAGCAAGATTGCATTGCAGAGGAACGCATAATGGATCGCAGTTCGAGAAAAGACCAAACCAGAGAAAAGAAAGTACGTCAAAGGGCTTGGAAACCGTCATCGTCGCTTGATCTCCCGGAACCTCCTGAAGGCTATAAATATAGGTGGATTCGTGAGTCAGTTATGGGTTATGATGACAAGAACAATATGTTCAAACGAAAAAGGGAAGGTTATGAGCCTGTAAGGGCTGAAGAACTTTCCGGTTTCGATGCACCTGTTGTCGATGAAGGCAAGTACGCAGGACTTGTAGGCAACGGGGGGCTTATCGCCCATAAGGTTCCTGTGGAAGTCGCGGAAGACCGCGAAGAGTACTTCCGTCAGCAGACGGATGGAATGATGGAAGCAGTCGATAACGACTGGATGCGCGACAATGATTCGCGGATGCCCAAACTTTCTCCTGAGCGGAAAAGCTCAGTCTCATTTGGTCGTAAAGGACCAAACAGCGAAGATTAACTTTTAGGAGGCCAATATGGCTAATCAGGACGCCCCTTTCGGGTTTCGGCCTGTGGCGAAGACGGGTTCAAGCCCGGATTCCTCCGGTTACTCTGAGTATGGCATTTCTAGCGGTTATGCGACTGCAATTTACGAAGGTGACGCTGTCAAGATGACGGCTTCCGGCGTAGTTGCTCTTGCTGCGGCTGGTGATCGCCTTCTCGGTGTTGCTGGTGGAGTTTCGTACACAGACCCCACGACGGAACAGCCCACCTACTCGAATAAATATCCGGGTGGTGTTGCTGCTAGTGACATCAAGATTCAGGTCTATGACGACCCGAATCAACTGTTTTTGGTACAGTCGGCTGGAACGGTTGCTACCACGAACATCGGTAACAATGCGGACCTTTCCTACACGACTGGGAACTCGAAGTCCGGTGTCTCCAAGGCCGAGCTTAGCGGCACTATGGCGGCAACGGGCGCTCAGTTCCGAATTGTTCGCGTGTCTAATGACCCTGAAAACAGCACTACAGGCTCGGCTAATGCCAATGTGATTGTTCGTATCGACGAGCATTTCTACGGCACCGAGACTGGCGTGTAAGGAGGGCTAGAAAATGGCTATTTCACGCGCACAACTCGCTAAAGAACTGGAGCCGGGACTCGCGGCTCTATTTGGAATGGAGTACGACCGCTACGATCAGGAACACGCAGAAATCTTCTCCACGGAGAGTTCTGACCGTGCTTTTGAAGAAGAGGTCATGCTCACTGGCTTCGGCACCGCGCCGACCAAGTCGGAAGGTAGTTCGATCACGTTCGACACTGCCACGGAAGCATATACGGCCCGGTACTCACACGAGACCATTGCACTCGCTTTCGCTCTGACCGAAGAGGCTATGGAAGACAATCTTTATGATCGTCTTGGTGCCCGTTACACGCGGGCGCTGGCTCGTTCGATGTCCAACACCAAACAGGTGAAGGCCGCGAACGTCCTCAACAATGGCTTCTCGGCGACTGGCGGTGACGGTGTTTCGCTCTTTAACACCCTCCACCCGCTGGCTTACGGTGGCACTTTCTCGAACCGTCCTTCGACGGACGCGGACCTGAATGAGACCTCGCTTGAGGACGCTCTCATCAGCATCTCCACGTTTGTTGACGAACGGAACATGAAGGTGGCTCTGCGTGGCATGAAGCTCATCGTGCCGCCGCAGTTGGTCTTTGTGGCTGAGCGTTTGTTGGAGTCGCAGCTTCGCCCCGGCACGGCTGACAACGACATCAACGCGATCCGTAACTCGGGTATGCTTCCCGAGGGCTATACGGTCAACCACTTCCTGACCGACACCGATGCGTGGTTCGTTAAGACCGATGCGCCCAACGGCTTTAAGCATTACCAGCGTTCGCCTCTCCGCACTTCGATGGAAGGTGACTTCACGACTGGTAACGTCCGCTTTAAGGCCCGCGAGCGTTACAGCTTCGGTTACAGCGATCCCCGTTGTGTTTTTGGTACGACTGGGGCGTAATCCGTCGCGATACGGCATTGAGGGGGGCACTTGTTGCCCCCCTTTTTGTCTCTTATAATTATTTGTCCCTGACAGCTAACTTTCTGTAGCTGACATTAGCCACGACAGGAGATTCAAATGGCTACTACTACCTTCCAAGGCATTGTTCGTTCTTATGGTGGCGGCGGAAAGGGTACTGTTACCCCCGGCGTCATGGTTGAGAGCGTCCAGTTTGCCTGCGATCCGACTGCTACCGGTGCCACGAATGTTCGTATTGGCACTTCTTCGTCCACGGGCAACACCCTGACGATCCCGGCTGGTGCGATTATCATGTCGGTCCAGACGATTCAGGCGGGCACGGGCGGCACGAACCCGACCATTGATATCGGCACTTCTGCTGACAACGATGGTATCTTTAACGAGCTTCCTGTTGACGTTGTTGGTGAGATTACCGGTGCGAATGGCGCTCTGTGTGTTGCTGGTGGTCTGGCTGCCAACGCGACGGTTCAGGCTAAGGTCGGTGCTTCTGCGGCGACTGGCGGCACTTTTGTCGGCCTGATGACCTACGCGATGGCGGACAACGGCGCAGAAGCCAGCTAATAGGGGGAACTCATGGCTGATGCAGTAACCTCTCAAACGTTTGCTGACGGCCAGCGCACGGCTGTCTTCAAGTTCACGAACATCAGCGATGGAACGGGAGAGTCTGGCGTTACGAAAATCGATGTTTCGGCTCTCTCCACCCTTCCTGATGGTCGTTCCTGCACTGGTGTCTCAATCGACAAGATTTGGTGGCAATGCAACGGCATGAAGGTGCAGATTCTCTGGGAGGCTACTGCTGACCAGTTCTGTATTGAGCTTGGCGAAAACCAGAGCGGCTACCACGATTACCGTGTTTTTGGTGGTCTCACCAATAACGCCGGTTCTGGGAAGACTGGTGACGTTGCTTTTACCACAGTTGGTCACACTGGTGGTGATACCTACACCGTCATCATGGAATGTACTAAAACCTTTGCATAAGGATTCACAAGATGAAGATGAAAAAGCGTATGATGCGTGGCGGTGGTTCTGCCCGTAAGAACGGTGCCAAGATGATGAAGCGTGGCGGCTCTGCTCGTAAAAACAGCGCTAAAATGATGAAGCGCGGCGGTGCGGCAAAAAAGTCTAAATAATGGCGACTTCTGGTTCAAAGAACTACACACCCTCTGTAGCTGATTTCATAGAAGAGGCTTACGAGCGTTGTGGTCTTGAGATTCGGGCGGGCTGGGATGCTCAGTCTGCCCGTAACTCATTGAACTATATGCTTGCCGACTGGGCTAACCGGGGCGTCAACAACTGGACTGTTACTCAGGTTAGTCAGACTGTCGCTACGGGAATTACTGAGATTCCTGCGGGGACGATCACGATCACCGTTGCTGACAGTTCTTCTTTTTCTGTCGCGGAAACCATCACCGGGGGCACCAGTGCTGCTACGGCAAGTGTCCTGAGCAAGCCAACCTCCACTACAATGAACCTGACGGTCCCTAACGGCACGTTTACGGCCTCAGAGACCATCACGGGTGGCACAAGTGGAGCGACCACTACGGTCACAACTGCCCCCAGTCTTGTAGACACTCAGAATACGATTGATATTGTTTCTGCCATCATTCGTCGTGACGGCAACGATATCAGTCTTGAGCGCATTGGCCGCTCAGAATACCTTCAGATTCCTGACAAGGATGCCAGCGGGCGTCCTACGCAGTTCTTCTTAGATCGCCAGATCACTCCGGTTATTAAGCTCTGGCAGGCCCCGGAGAACAGCACCGACACCATAATCTATGATCGACTCGTAAGAATGGATGACGCGGATGCAGCCCAGAATGACATGGGAGTGCCGTTTAGATTTTTCCCTGCCCTTGCCGCAGGATTAGCGTACTACACATCGATTAAACGCGCTCCTGAGAGAATGCAAATCCTGAAGGCTTTGTATGAAGAGGAGCTAATGCGGGCAATGGCGATGGATCGCGACCGCCCGTCGATGTTCATAAATCTCGGATACAGATACTAACACATGGATTCTTCCCTGAAGGGCAAGTCCGTCGCCATCGTGGCGATGGGGGCCAGCAACGCTGACTTCATTAAACAATCGGCTTCCAAGGGGTCTCAAACGCAAGTAGCGGATGAGGTCTGGGCTATCAACAGCATGGCCGGTGTGATTCAACACGATAGGGTCTTTATGATGGACCCTGTGGCGCGGTTCTTTGATACAGAACTTGCCGGTCCCATGACCTTCGGTATGAGGGAGTGGCTCCCAAGGCATCCGGGGCCAATTTATACGGTTGCCCTAGACCCACGCGCTCCGGGCCTGAAGCTCTACCCGGTCACGGAAGTCGTGGCAAAGATTGGGGTTCCTTACTTCAACAATACCGCTGCCTACGCCATTGCCTATGCGATTGCCAATGAGGTCAGGAAAATTGAGCTTTACGGGGTTGATTTCTCGTATGCTCACGACCGCCATATGGCTGAAGCGGGTCGCGGCTGCTGCGAGTTTCTGTGTGGAATGGCTGTCCGGTCATTTGGCATTGAGATTCAGGTTGGGCCGTCCAGCACATTTCTGGACGTTAATGTTCCTGATGAGGACAGGCTGTACGGATACCGTGATCTGCCCTTATATAATTACGGAAACAAGATCAAGTTAGACTATAATGACCAGAACAAACTATGGTCTGTAGTCGAAGTGGAGCCACCGAAAGATGGCATATGCTAAAGGGAAATACTCGTATGTAACGAGTGATCGTAGCGGGGTTCGTTACCTCAAGAGGGACGTTCGCCGTGAGTGGAACGGGTTCATTGTCGGAAAAGACGAATATGAACCCAAGCATCCGCAGCTTACGCCACCCCGCGTCGTTGCTGACCCAGAAGCAATCAGGAACGCCAGAAATGATCGGGTAGAGCCTCCGGTAGAGGTTCTTCTGAATCCAGACCCATTCCTTAGCTCAACTGCCGGTTCTGCTGTTATTACTGTAACAGAGATTGCTCATGGCCGATCCACGGGGGATGTTGTTGCCTTCCGTAATTGTGAGCCATTTGATGGGTTTTCTTCTGCGGTATTGCAGAACGCTTCAGGGTATTCGATTACTGTAGTGGACTCTGATACATATACTTTTACGGCGTCTTCGGGCACCGCAACTGTTGGGTCTAAGAATGGTGGTGGCGATGTTGCCTCTGCTGGCCCGGTGACTGTGGAGGCATAAATGTCTTGGACTTTTGCAACCCTGAAGACCGCGATTCAGGATTATACGGAGAACGACGAAACCACTTTCGTCAACAATCTCAATAACTTCATTCAGATGGCTGAAGAGCGCATCCTGAAGGAGGTTCAGTTCGACGTATTCCGAAAGAATCAGACCGGAACCATGAGTTCTGGCAACAAGTACCTGACGAAACCGACTGATATTCTTGCGGTATTCTCTCTCGCGATTAAACCGGCCAGCGGGTATGTGGAGCTTCTCCAGAAGCACCCGACCTTTATTGCTGACTACAATCCAGACGATACGGTGACCGGGACGCCAAAATACTACGCTAACTTTGACGATACGACCTTTGTCATTGCCCCCACGCCTGACGCCAACTACACGACAGAAGTGCATTACTTCTACCGCCCCAATAGTCTTACGGCTGGGGCAGAAGGTGGCACAACGTGGCTCAGCACCAACGCTCCCCTTGCATTGCTTTACGCGAGTCTTGTTGAGGCTTATACCTTTATGAAGGGCGAGCCGCAGCTTATTCAGCTTTACAATGAGCGTTATATTGAGGCCCTAGGCAGGCTGAAGAACATGGCTGAAGGGCTGGATCGTCAGGATCAATACAGATACGGATCACTAAGGCAGGCTGTTAGCTAATGTTTGATGTCCAGCTTGGGCAAGTAGAGATTTCTGTTACTTCTGGCAGACCGCA